TTGGCCTTGCTTCCTATGGCCGCCGGTGCTGCTGCAATCGCGGGATGCCTATTGCCACTTATGCCGTCGAGGTAAACGGCAACCTTGCAATCAGCGAGGGCGGCACCGTAGAACCGATCAGCCTGGCGATCATCGTCAACAATTCGCCGGCCCCTACGGGGATCATCACCATCACGCCGGCAGCCGTCGGCGATCTCTGGTCCTTTGGCCGCAGCCTGATTGTCCCTGTGCCTGCTATCTGCGGGTGCAGCACGATCAGCCTGCGAAACATCAGCACCCAGGCGGTTGACCTGGTAAATGCCAATATCCAGATCAGACCCCCGCGTCTGGGCTGAGAAAGGAGAGAAACCACATGCACAAGATCAAACAGATCCGTGATGAGCTCCTGGAAGAGGTCGAGAGCTACAAGGGCTCCATCAAAGACGGCGACGAGCACGACGCGATGTGCGTTAAGTACCTCGCCTCCGCTGCCGACCACCTGGACGCCATCCTGGAGCGTCACGGGATGCTCGATGACGAGGATATGGAGCAGGAGTCCAGCAAGCGCCGTATGCGCAGCATGAGGAGCTACGCCAGCACGCCTACCGGCGGTCAGGTCTATGACGATGCTGCCGACCGTGTGGAGCGCGGGCGCTCCTACCGTTCCGGCTCTGACCGCTCCGTCATGCGCAAACTGGAAAAGCTTGGCGACGAGGCCGAGTCTCCCGAGGTTCGCAACGCCATCATGCAGGCAATGCAGATGGCGCAGGGCCATATGTAAAAAAACTGTGAATAGGCGGAGCGATTTGCCCCGCCTATTTTCATGCGTAAAATCGTGCGTAAAATGGCGCATTAAAACGGCCTTACAAGCGTGTTATCCACGCAATACAGCAAAAAGCAAAGAGAACAAAACTGAGGACAAAAAGGCACAAAAAGTGAAATAAAGCAAAGAAAAGCCACGGAAAAAGTTCTTTTCCGTGGCTCCTGATTTGGTGCGAGAGAGGAGACTTGAACTCCCATGAAAACTGCCAAACATGGCTTATTTACTGGATTCTTCCGGCACGTTCGGAATTTCGTGCGTAAAATGATCTGTTAGTAAACCGTCGAAAAAGTTATTGATTGTTTTGTCGGCGTCGGCTTTTGCTTCGGAGTAGGTGTGCTCATAGCGGTATTTCATGGTATCGGTGCCGGACCAGCCTCCGCGCTCCATCATGTATTTGTCCGGAACACCCAGCATCAGACCTATACTGGCGTTGATGTGGCGCAGATCGTGGAGGCGGACGGCGGGGAGACCGTGCTGTTTGCAGAGGCGGTGCAGGCACTTGAGTATATAATTGGCGTCATTGGTATACAGGAGGCCCGAGGGGCGCTTTTCAACGAGACGTAGTATGTAATCAGGGCAGGCAATCACGCGAGCGGAGAGGGCCGTTTTCGTGCCTTTGGTGACCCACTCGCCTTTCTCATTGCGAACAATGGCCTTGCTGATCGTGACCGTCTTGTGGGCGAGGTCAAAGTCCTGCTTCTCCAGGGCCATGATCTCGGACCGGCGAAGGCCAAGCCAGAGGGCAAGCAAGATCTGGAGCTCACAGGGATCTCCGGGGAGGGCGGCGAGGAGGCGCTTGATCTCCTCCTTGGTCAGGACGGAGTATGGGGAGGCCTGGATCTGCGGGAGGGAGAGCCGGGCGCTGTCGATGGTATGCCCGTTATACTGGAGGACCGACGTGTAAAAGTGCACCGTGTCCTTGACCGTCTTGGCCGAGAGGCCGCGCGAGACCATGCCGTTTACCTCCGCCTGCAGCTGTTCTTCCGTGATGGCGTGGATGTTCTTATCCATGAGCGCCTGAAAGTACAGGCGCTTTTTCTTTTCGTATGTGGCGACAGTGGAAGGCGAGACGGTGGCCCGGCGGGAATCTATATAGCGGTCAACGGCGGCAGAGAGCGTGAGCGGCGGCTTTGCCTTCTCGTTCTGGAGGAAGCCGGCACGGATGGCGCGGGCTTTGGCGAGGCAGGCGTCCCGCGTTGGCTCCGTGACGCTGGCCCCTTCTTTTCGCAGCTCAATATGCCAGGAGCCGGACGGGAGCTGCCGCGGGGCCGGGACCTTGATCTCCGTTTTCTTTTCTTTTCGCTTGCGTGCGATCCGCTCCCCGCAGTATGCGCAGAAGATTGAATCATCGGGGACAACGTGCGAACAATATTTGCATTTCATTTTCGCAGCGCCTCGATGATCTTCACGGCCTGGCGCACGTCCTCGGGGGAGGCACCGTGCGCGAGCTTGAAGAGCATCCGCATGTCCTCCCGGCTGCGCAGATCCTCAAGCATGTTGTTGAGCTCCTGATCCGGCGCATCGTCCATCATTTCCTCCCAGCCCATGAGATACGCAGAAGAAATACCAAGAGCTTGCGCCAATAACTCCAAACGATCAAGCGGGATCTTTTCTGTTTCACCTGTTGCGTAGCGCTGAATGGCTGACTTCGGGATCCCTGTCATTTTGGCAAGATCCCCATAGCTGTATTTTTTCGCAGCAATTGATTCATGTAATCTTTTTGCGATTTCGTTCATCTTCATCACCAATAACAGGATAGCACAAACGTCCCATTATTACAATACGGAAACAAAGAAAATTTAGAAAACGTCACAAAAATGGGTTGACACCGGCGAAGGCATGTGTTATATTGAGATCGTCCCAAAATTGAGACGATATGCGGAAGGAGGGAACAACATGCAGGCCAATCTTCTTAAGGGAAAAATCATGGCGGCAGGCTACACTCAGAGATCACTTGCCAAAAAGCTTAATATATCAGATAATACGCTTTCCAATAAAATCAACGGCAAAACATCATTTACCTGTGATGAAGCAGTTACAATTTGTAATCTGCTTTCAATCGTTGATAACAATGAGAAGGCGCATATTTTTTTAAAGTGAACGTCCCAAATATGGGACGCTGCTATCATGATAGCACAATGATTCATGTTTGTCCTTGACAAACATGATGAGCTTTAAAGTCACAGGACGGTGAATACAGAATGAGCGAGCTGGCCGAAAAGGTCAAAACCAGTATAGACAGAATCAAGAATTTTGACCCGCTTTCTTTTTCCGGCAAGGACAGCTATTACCTGGCTTTCTCCGGCGGCAAGGACAGCGTGGTGTGCAAGGCCCTATTGGACATGGCCGGCGTCAAGTACGATGCTCACTATCGTGTGACCTCCGTAGATCCGCCGGAGCTCGTGCGATTCATCAAGGAGAAGCACCCGGACGTGGCACGCGATGTCCCGCGATACACCGAATACGGCGGCGGCGCATACGGGGGGGAGGACATGGTAGGAAAAGCAATTACTATGTGGAACCTTATCCCTATAAAGCTGATGCCCCCGACGCGCATGGCTCGCTACTGCTGCGATTTCCTGAAAGAGAGCGGCGGCGACGGGAGACTTACCGTAACGGGCGTCCGGTGGGCAGAGAGCGTCAACAGACGCAAGAAGCAGGGGCTCGCAACTGTTTCTTCCAGCTCGAAAATCTCTAAAGAGTTTGCCGATAATCCATATTTCCGCATCACGGGGAATAACGGGGCTGTTCTGGTCAACGACAACGCGGAATCACGGGAAATCCTGGACGCCTGCACTACACGGTTTAAGACATGCTTGAATCCAATTATTGACTGGACGGACAAGGACGTGTGGGACTTCATCAAGTCGGAAGGGATTTCCTATTGTGAGCTTTATAACGAGGGATTTCACCGGCTCGGCTGTATCGGCTGCCCGATGGCGCGAAAACGCGGACGGGAAAAAGAATTTCTGCGCTGGCCGAAGTACAAGCAAGCTTATCTCCACGCTTTTGAGAAGATGCTCGAATACCGGGCGCTGCGCGGCAAGATGCAAGGAACGTGGAGGATCGGCAACACGGCAAATGACGTTTACAATTGGTGGATGGAATACGACGTTCTGCCCGGCCAGATCTGTTTTGAAGACCTCAAAGAAGAATATGATCTTTAGATACTACGGGGCCTCGCCCCGATATGCGGCACCCGGGTGGGCGCAGAGGACGCCAAGCCTCTGCGCGGCGGTTCAACTCCGCCGGGCCGCGACCAGCACGCACACCAGGGCCGGGAGACGATTTCCCGGAGGGCAGAATAGACGCGACGAGCGCAAGCGCCGGACATACGCCCCGGCCCTGAGTACAAAAGAGAGGAGGGAAAGCAAATGCCGAAGGTGAAGTGGATCGGCGGGAAGAAGCCGAAGCCGGTGAACCACCTGGCCGGGGTGCTGCGGGCCTACAAGCTCGCCAGCGGCAAGACCAGTGAGCAGATCGGGCAGGAGCTCGGCGTTACCGGCTCCCACGTCCGGCAGCACATCGGGCGGCCTGCCGACGCATGGAACGTCGGCGACTTGAAAAGATACTGCGATGTATTGGGCTGCCCGTATGACGAGGCCCTTGCCGCTGCCGCGAAATGACGGCGGAAGAGGTCAAGCGCCTGCAAGTCGGCGAAGCGGTGAAGCTTTGCGGCGACGGCGGCGAGAGCGTATCGTGCATCGTGGCCGGGCACGGCGGGAAGAAGTTTTTGACCTACCGCGACAAGGGCCAGATCAAGCGGTTTGCGATCCGGGATTACCCGGGGAGGCAGTACCGCAAATGAGAGAGCCGCCGCCCCGCTGCAACGGGACGACGGCAAAGATGATGAAGAAATCGCACCCATAGTATAGCCGACCGCAAGGGCATTGTCAAGCTTCGCTTGGCTATGGAAATGCTGACTTAAGCATTGCAACGGCAGTGAGTGGCATTAAGCTGAGCAGCAGCGGCGTTGACTTGCGTAGCTTCGCAATGGCGCATGGAAACGCAGAGCAGAGCAAGGGGCTGGCTTGGCGTTGAGATGCACGGGCAGGGCAGGGCAGAGAATGCAGGGCATGGCAGCGGACTTGCGCAGAAGTGCTGAGGCAAAGCTATGAAGTGAGCCGCGGCGGCATGGTAAAGCAACGTAACGGACTGCACCGGAAATGCAATTCACAGCACAGCGTCGGCAGTTTACGGCACTGCATAGCACGGGCACTGGAGAGCTTAGCGCTGACAGAGACACAGCACTTTTGTGAGGCGTGGATTGGCCCTGCAAAGGCAGAGCGCAGCGAGGAAGGGCTGGGCAACGGATAAGCATAGCTGAGAATCGGAAGGATAGGCAAAGCAAAGGCGGCGCACTGCCAGGATTTGCTTAGCAAAGGCAAAGCACTGATTTGACAACAAAAACGGAAAGGACCTACACATTATGAAGAAATTGCACATCAGAATCACGACCACGGAGGGGATGCTGGGGACCAGCCCGGCGGACCCGAAAATCTATGAGACCTATATTGGGAGCAACGCCCCCAATGCTGCAACATTGGAGGAGGAGATCGAGGCGCTGGGCGCTGACGCCGTGGCAGAGCGCGGCATGACCGTTTTCTCCCGCACGGAGGACGGGCGGCCCATGCTCTATGACTATCACATCCGCGGGTATTTCAAGGAGACCTGCGGCGCACTCTCCCGCCTGGCCGGAAAGGACCCGGTTACCGGGAAGAAGCTCAAGGGCGTGAACGAGTCCAGCAAGCTCACGGCCTACAAGAAGGTGATCGACACCCTGATCTTTGTCAAGCCCCGCGAAATCCCGATCGAGTTTGAGGGCGAGATCAAGACCTGCCAGCGCAGTTTGCGGGCCCAGACGATGCAGGGCGAGCGCGTCAGCCTCGCGTGCAGCGAGGAGATCCCCGCCGGGGCGGTGCTGGAGTTTTGGGTGATCTGCTTCGATGATTCCCATGTGGCCGCCGTCAAGGAGTGGCTGGACCACGGCGAGTACCACGGCCTCGGCCAGTGGCGCAACAGTGGCAAGGGCACCTTCACCTATGAGGTGCTGGAGGAGGTGGACGGGAAATGATTATCAAATTCCGCAACAAGACCATCGTGATCGGAAAACCGCATATCGTTTTGGCGGAGACTTGCGCCCTCATGTTCCAGCTCCGCAAAAGCTTTGAGAGGATGGGCTATGACGAGGAGGGCGTTGAGAATATCATGCAGATCATCTCCGGTGCAACCAAGTGCGGGAGCATGGAAGAGCACATTAAAATGGTGAAGGAGGTCATAGACGATGCCGAAAGCGAATGAGCGAAACCCGATCCGGCATAGGGGATTGACCATGATCCCCTATGGCAGCCGGGAAGAATGGCTCAAGGTCCGCAAGGGTTACATTGGCGGCAGCGATGCCGGCGCCATCGTGGGGATGAATCCCTACGCCTCCGCGTTCTCCGTCTGGGCGGAAAAGACCGGGCAGGTGCCGGAGTTTGAGGGCAACATTTCCACCAGAACGGGGACGCTGCTGGAAGATCTGGTAGCCCGCCTCTTCATGGAGGAGACCGGGAAGACGGTGCAGCGCCTCAACTTCACGCTGGTGAACGAGGCTTACCCCTTCGCCTGCGCCAACATCGACCGGGAGATCATCGGCGAGGACGCGATTCTGGAGTGCAAGACGACCAATTCCTTCGTCAATACCAGGATGTTCCGCACGGGCGAGTACCCGGAACAGTGGTACGCGCAGATGACACACTACCTTGCCGTGACGGGGGCGCAGAAAGCATACCTCGCCGTTTTGAGCGAGTGCCGGGACTTCCGGGTGTTTGAGCTGGAGCGCGACGAGGAAGAGATCAAGGCCCTTATGGATGCAGAACGGGAGTTCTGGAACACGTATGTAATCCCGAAGAAGACGCCGCCCGTGGACGGCCACAGCGCCACCAGCGAGACGATCAAGCAGATGTTCCAGACGGAGGACTGCGGAGAGGCGGATTTAAGCGGCTTTGATGATCTGTTCAACCAGAGGAAGGCCCTGAGTGAAAACATAAAAGGGCTCAGGGAATCGCTTGACAGCCTTGACAACCGGATCAAGACCGCGATGGGCAGCAATAGCCGCGGACAGTGCGGGCGCTGGACCGTGAGCTGGAAAACGCAGAAAACCAGCGGAATCGACCGCGAGGCGATCAAGGCAGACTTCCCGGAGATTGATTTTAAGAATTACGCCACGACGGCGCGGGTGCTGCGCGTGAGCGAGAAGAAGGTGAAAGCGTCGTGAAACTCAAAGAACTGGCGAAAATCTGCAAGGCTGCAAGGACTGTCTGCTTGTATGACGACGGAGACTGGCAGCAGTGGGCCGGAACGGGATCAGCATTTTGGAAACTCCCTGAAAATTTAGGGCGTATGACGCCGGAATCGCTTTGCACTGTGTTCGACTATACCCAGGGGCAGATTGAGAAGATGGAGCTTTCAGTTAGACCGCTGCCGCCGTTTGACCTGCCCGAATTTACTGACGGTGAGATAGAGCTTTTTTACTCAGAGTTCAACCGTCTTATTCTCAGAGGGATGGACGTGCTTCCGCTCATAGCACCAGGCGGCGAAGTCTTTTGTGTGCAGACACGGCTTCTATCTCCGGGCAAGGACGCGGAACAGCCCAGCCTTTGCCTTAGAAGAATTGAATACACCGGAACACCGTACATCGTTTTCAAAGAAGGTATGTTTATTAACGGAGTAATAGTTCCCATGCTCATTGCCCCGGAGGATGCGACGTGGATCGGCGACGTGTGCGGCGGAATCACAGTGAAATGAAAGGAACGTAATCATGGCAGGAAAGATTCAGAAGGCTGCACAGCAGCAGATGGAGCAGCAGAAGCAGCCGAAGCAGATGGGCATTAACGCCCTTATCAATTCCATCATCGACCAAGAGGGAATGCGGAAGCGCTTCGAGGAGCTCCTGGGCAAGAGAACGGCGCAGTTCCTTTCCAGCCTGGTCACCGTCATCAACAACAGCATTGAACTCCAGTACTGCATGAGAGACGACCCCATGAGCGTCATCAAGGCAGCACTCCAGGCGGCCAGCTACGACCTGCCGATAGACCCGACACTTGGACTCGCCTACATCGTGCCCCGCCGCAACAGCGTGAAGCAGATGGACGGCAGCTATCGAAAGGTCTGGCAGGCCAGCTTCCAGCCGAGCTACAAGGGCCTGCGGCAGCTCGCCCTCCGCACCGGTGCTTATTCCCGCGTGCCCCATGCCGTGGACGTGCGTCAGGGCGAGCTTATCAGCTACAACAGGCTCACGGGCGATGCCGAATTTGCGTGGGTAGAGGACGAGGACGCCCGCGACCAGCTGCCCGTCATCGGCTACTCCGGCTATTTCCGCCTGAAAAACGGCGCGGAAGTCACCACGTACTGGAGTGTCAAGCAGATCGAGAAGCGCGAAAAGAAGTTTCGCCAGGGCGATAAGATGGGCAAGGGATGGCGCGACGACTGGGAGGCTATGGCAAAAAAGACCGTGCTGCGCGACCTGATAACCAAATACGGCCTTGTCAGCATCGAGTACCGCAACGCCGACGATAACACCATGCGGCTCCAGCAGGCAATCGCAGAGGACGAAGCGGCCGACACCATCCCCGAAGCGATCCCGGAGGATGAGAGCACAGGCGAAGTGAGCAGCCCCGCACAGATCACCGAGGGCGAGAGCGCGGAGACCGTGCATGAGATCACCGGCGGCAGCGCGAACGAGGAGCTGGAGCCGGTGTATGTCGGCGCGGAGCAGATCGAGTACCCGGACTTCCTGCAGTGATTGCGAGGCGAGAAGATGGCAGAACGGAGGATGCTGTCGCGGAAGATCACAAACCATGATAATTTCACGTCTTTGCCCGCGACAACGCAGGCGCTGTATCTGCACCTTGTCATGGACGCGGACGACGACGGCTTCTGCGACGGGACCAACATCGCAATGGGAAACGCCCACGCGAAGAAGAAAGACCTTGATACGCTTGTCAGACTGCACTATATCATCCGCTTTGAGAGCGGCGTTTACGCGGTAAAGCACTGGCAAATGCAGAACGCCATACGGAAGGACAGATACACGCCGACCGAATATCAGGAAGAGCTTTCGCAGCTCACGGTGAAACCAAACGGCGCATATGCGATGCCAAACCGGCAACCAGACGACAACCAAACGGCAACCGAAGCGGAGGCAGAACGGAAACCAAGTGTCTGTCAGCTTGGCAACCAAACGGCAACCAACCGGCAACCAGACGACAACCAAACGGCACCACAGGTTAGGTTAGGTAAGGTTAGGTTAGGAGAGGACAGTTTAAATACCACCACCAGTACGCGCGCGCGCGAGGACGACAAGGAGCTTGGGCGAGTCATGGATTTTTACCTCGACCGGGTGAATCCCACTCCAAGCGCGACCTGCCTTGAGCTGCTGCAGGCGTACACCGGAAGCCTGGGCGCCGACGTGGTGATCCGCTCTCTGGAGACCGCCGTTGACGAGCGAAAGACGGGCTGGAGCTATATCCAGGCTATCCTCCAGCGCTGCGAGAGCATGGGGATCCGCAGCCTTGCGGACTGGCAGCGGGCCGAGGACGAGCGCAAGAAGAGCCGGGAGAGCAAGGCCCAGGCACCGGCGCGCAGGATGAGCAAGAGCGAGGAGTTTGCCGCCGCCGGCCGGAGCCATCCGCGCACGGCTGACGAGATGGAGAAGCTTCTGGACGCGGTGGACAAGATCGGAGGGCAGGGATGAACACAAAAACCGTATGCCCGCCGGACTGCCATGGACGGTATCCCGGCTGCGGCGCTCACTGCAAGACGTTTCTTGAGCACCGGGCGGAGCGCAAACAGGTTTACAAAGAGCGCGTCGCGCAGGTGCAGATCAGCGCCGTGCTGAATGATGGTTACCGGCGAACGGCGAGAAAATAAAAATCCTCCCCCGCGGGAACGGGGGAGGACATCAGAATGGAGGACCTACAACGTGAACAATACCACAAGACGCGGCCTTTTGCAAGAGGCCCTGCGCGAAAATACGACAATGGAGGCAGCAGTATGAGCAGGAAAAAAGCTATTATCGTGACGCTGGTGATCGCGGCCATGCTGGCCGTGATCCTCGTCGGAGCCCACAGGATCGAGCCCAAAGCCTTCACAGTGCTGCTGTCGGCGCTTGCCTGCTACGGCTTCCTCCGCGGCAGCGGCGATGTCTGCCGATGGATGCAGGCAAAGGAAAAGCCAGTTGAGACCGTCAAGGCCGAGCCGGTAGACGATGACCCGTTTGCCCATGACGATGAGTTCGAGGGCTCGTCCCCGCTGTTTGGCGGGATCAGGTTTCGGGATGCGCAGTTCAGGGAGGCGAACGATACATGATTGATAAGACCTATAGCTGCGGCGAATGTGCGCACTTTAACGTTTGCGGGATTCGCAAGGACCGGGAGAGGCTGATCTGCGAGATGGAGCGCATAGCACAGCGGACTGAGTTTGCCAGCTTCCGACTGCACTGCATCTGTGATGACTGGATGGAGGAAAAAGCCAATGCGCGAGTCAAAACGTGAGGGATTCTACCCGAAGGATCCGCGAAAGCTGCCGACCGAAGGAGAAGAGCAGGCGATGCTCTTTTCCTGGGCGCAGATGCAGTGCAGGAGGCGCCCGGAGCTCAAGATGCTGTTCCACATCCCGAACGGCGGCAGCAGGAACAAGATCGAGGCGGCGCACCTCAAGGCGCAGGGCGTCAAGCCCGGCGTTCCTGATCTCTTCCTCCCGGTGGCCCGCGGCGTCTGGTACGGGCTTTTCGTCGAGCTCAAGCGCCAGAAGGGCGGCAGAGTGAGCGACCAGCAGCGGCGATGGATCGAGGAGCTGGAACGGCAGGGATACCGGGCAGAGATCGCCTGCGGATGGAAGGACGCAGCCCAGATCATCACTGAGTATTTGGACAACAGGCTATAAGGAGGAAGGCATCATGGGCAGCTATTCGAGCGCAGACATCTTGTGCCCGTACTATCTGAGCGACGATCCCAAGACCTGCTCGCTCACGTGCGAAGGCATTCCGCCCGGCAGCAGCATCAAGTCCCACTTTTTGGACGGGGCCAGGCTGCGGCGGCAGATCAAGAAGTACTGCGCCGATGATTACAAGAGCTGCCCGTGGTGCCGGGTGCTTGAGCTGAAGTATAAGGAGTGATTCAGATGGCTGAGTATATCAAACGCGAGGCGGCTATAGACTGTCTAATGGAAATTTTAGACAAGCCGCACCATGCAGAATTTCTGTACACATATGTTCCCGATTATCAGGCATACTCCTTATGTACCGGGTAAACGGCAAGAGGTAATAATCTCATGGCCTGATGAGCCGCCGAAGGAGGAATGAGCATGAAGTATATTGCCATATTCGACATACCAGATGACCATGTTATAGGTTGCGCTATTGCGAAGATTGCGCCCAAAGGAAAGGAAGTTTACAAAGAAGAAGACTTTGAAAACGCATATGCCCAAACTGAGCCACTTGCGGAAGAAAAGACAGAAATATTTGATCGGTTTAACACGGTTGACAGAGTAATGTCAGACTTGGGACTTCACTGCGCTTATGATATGCCGAGCTTTTGGTGTAACAAAGGCAAGGATTATGCAGTCATTGAGACAAGGTATCATAAAGGCTATATGCAAGCGCTGAAAGATGTAGAGAAAGAAGTCAGGCTACGTTTTGGCTTTGCCGAAAGAGATAATCCGATTTCGATGCCGTTTGACTTGCTCTGCAAGGCAGAGGAGGGTGAGTGATGAAAAAAAGAATCGGAATCATACTTTTGGCTCTTATCCTTTTTATACTTCTGGCTCTTATCCTTTCTCTTTTGATCGAAATTACTTGCCTTGTATTCGATTGGAAGATGGGGGGAATGCTCGTATGGGGAATAGGTTTTGCTTTTGCGCTGATAATTGTAACCGCCATATACCTAATTAATGAGGGGTGAGTGATGAGTACATGGATAGCTGGCAAGGGAACTATTCCCGAAATAACTACGGCGCATGGCTCGACTGGCTGAAAGAGGAGGCGCAGGATGCAGGAGACGGTCCTTGACAGCGACGGCCTGCGCGATTGCTGTGGCAGGAAGCCGGTGTTCCAAAGGGTGCAGTTCGTTCACTCCACGTTCTGGGAGATCTCATGCAGCCTGAACGACCACAAGCACAAGACAGGGCTCTGCCACAGCGAGGCTATGGCCCGGTGGCGCTGGCAGAACCAGAAATACAGGAACCCGGAGAAGCCCTAAAGCCTCTCCGGGTTCCTGTATTTCTGGTCTATTTAAATGTTCCTCTGATTCTCCCCAGCCTTTTTCTGGGCGACGAGCTTGTCATAGAGTTCGTCGATGGCTACTGCAACAATTGCTGAATAGCTCCACTCGCCAAAGGTGTAACTTTTGTTTTTCGGAAGCAGATCCTTGAGCGCGTCAAGCTCTCCTGCGCAGTCAGAGTTTGGATTGATTTTGATGTTCATTTTGATTCCTCCAATAATTCTTCAATTTTAATTGCCAGGGCGGCGGCGAGGCGCGCGGCGTTTGCAAGGGTGATGTTGCCGATCTGGATTTCTCCGCGCTCGATCTTTTGAATCTGGCTACGGTTCAGACCAGCGGTGTCCGCAAGCTGCTGTTGCGAGAGGCCGCGAGCAAGGCGGCATTCTCGGATAGTCATTCATCGACCTCCTCAAATCCATAATATACAATCTCGTTTCCGTTCTTGTCCGTAAACCATACCTCTTCTGAGGTGTCAGACAAAACCGGGTTATCTCCAAATCGGGAGCATAGCTCTGCAAATTTCAGTCTTGCGTCTTCCGGACTTTCAGCCTCAAGAAACAGATCATTATATTCAAGTTCCTTTGCGTCCAGGCTTGCAAATGCACAAAATCTTTTCATTGTTTTTCCCTCCTGTTCCTCCCTCAGTTTTTCTTGTAGGGGACAAAGATTTCTTCCCCGTAAATATACGAAAATTCGCTGCGCAATAGGTAATGATTCTCGCGAGTCTGGTGCGCTTTTATCATCTCTTCGGCCTCTTCTTTCGTCGCCGTGGCTCCAATGATTGTCCCGTCCTTGAACACATGATATCTTTTCATCGTCTCGTCCTCTTTAATCGTCGTATTTTAGATATAAGTCAACCATCCATTTCGACCTTGCACTTGACTCTGATAGTCTTTCCTACTTTTCGGTCATCCTCATTGCGCCTCTCGATGTCAAAGTATGCATAGCCATCTTTGATCGGCAAGCGGTACAGGGGGAATCTGCTAAACTGCGCAGTCAGGAACAAGTCCTTTCCAAGAGCATCAAGCGTGAGCATCTTCTGGTCGTAGACGTTATAGCACACTTCGGGGGTCAGATCAGTCGGGATAGATACTAAGCACTTGGAATAGCTGCCATAATTGGCATTTAAGATTTCTTCAAAGGTCAAAGATTCGCCGCAATCGATGGAATACTCAACAAGAGCCGGGAATGTGGTGTATCCGTTTTCTGCTTTGTAGTAAATGTAGTCAGCCATTTCAATTTCCTCCAGCTTATTATTTCTGGGGCCTTGCCCCTCGTTCTGGCATTATAATAGCACCAATATTGGAGCTTGTCAAGAAGAAAATTGCAGGGATGGTGAATATTTTTTTTGAGATTTTATAGGATAAGCAAAAGCATCGAGAGGAGGGGCGAGATTGACGGACAAGCAGCGGCGCTTTGCTGATGAATACCTGATCGACAGAAACGCGACGAGGGCGTACAAGGCCGCTTATCCGTCTGTGAAGAGTGACCATACTGCCGGGGCTGCTGCGGCGCGGCTGTTAGGGATTGTTAGCGTAGCGGCTTATGTAAGGGAGCGAGAAGAACAGCTCCAGGAGAGCTGCGGGATCACACAGCAGATGGTAGTTGATGGGATACGCGAGATCGCCTTCAACGAGGACGAGGACGGCAAGACCAGGCTGCGCGCGTGGGAGCTGCTGGGCAAGCACATCGGCATGTTTAACCCGAGAAAGGACAAGCTCGACCGGCAGGAGCAGGAGGCGCGGATCGCCAAGCTGCGGGCGGACACCAGGACGCAGGAGACGATGGAGGAGAAGGCCGTGGTGGTGCGCTTTGTCGGGACTGGAGGCGCGGAGAAATGATAGAGCTTCAGATCCCGGAACCGAGTGAAAAGCAGTGGCAATTTTTGACAGATGAGCACAAGTACATCGGCTACGGCGGGGCCAGGGGCGGCGGGAAGAGCTGGGCCGTGAGGGTCAAGGCGGTGCTGCTGTGCATGAATTATCCGGGGATTAAGGTCATGATTGTGCGTAAGACCTATCCCGAGCTGCAGGAGAACCACATTGTCCCGCTCTGCCAGCTCCTCAACTGCTACGGCGAGAGCAAAGAGCGCTTTGCCAGCTACAACGACGCCAAAAAGCACATCGTTTTCCCCAACGGCAGCAGGATTCTTTTCCGCTATCTGGAGAACGACAAAGACGCCCTGCGATTCCAGGGCACCGAGGTGGATGTCCTCTTCGTGGACGAGGCAACACAGCAGAGCGAGAGCAAAATGGAGAAGCTGCGCGCCTGCGTCCGTGGCGTGAACGGATTCCCGAAGCGGATCTATTACACCTGCAACCCCGGTGGAGAGGGCCATGCCTGGGTAAAGCGCTTGTTCATCGACCGACGCTACAACGAGGGCGAGTATCCGGAGGACTACAGCTTTATACAGGCGCTCGTCACCGACAACAAGGCCCTGATGGAGAGCGACCCGGACTATATCAAGCAGCTGGAGAGCCTGCCGCCGAAGTTACGGGAGGCATGGCTGCACGGGAATTGGGACATCTTCGAGGGGCAGTTTTTTGAGGACTTCCGCACGGTGCCGGACATCAAGGCGGCGCATGAGCACGGATGCACACTCACGGCGGACGAGCTCAAGGCGGCGCGCAGATGGTGCCATGTGATAGCGCCTATCGACCTGAGCGCCGGGGAGGCGAGGCACTGGACCATATACCGCAGCTATGACTTCGGCTACGGGAAGCCCTTCTCCTGCGCGTGGTGGGCCGTGGACTATGACGGGATCCTATACCGGATCATGGAGCTGTACGGCTGCACCAAGACGCCGAATGAGGGCGTGCGCTGGACGCCTGACCAGCAGTTTCGGGAGATTGCCCGCGTCGAGGCGGAACACCCCTGGCTCAAGGGGAAGCGGATCGAGGGCGTGGCAGACCCGGCGATCTGGGACGCAAGCCGCGGCGAGAGCATCGCCGACACGGCCACACGCTACGGGCTGTACTTCATTCCCGGGGACCATGAGCGGATACCGGGATGGATGCAGTGCCATTACAGGCTACAGTTTGACGATGAGGGATATGCCCGCATGTATGTTTTCGAGAACTGCGCGGCCTTCATCCGGACCATTCCGCTACTCGTGTACGACGACCACCACCCGGAGGATCTGGACACCAGCCTGGAGGACCACGTAGCAGACGAGTGGAGATACATGTGCATGACGCAGCCGGTCAAGCCGATCCGCGCCGTGCCAAAGCGCGTGATTTTGAGCGACCCGCTGAATCAGTATACGAGACAATGAGAGGAGAAAGACGGATGGATGAGAGCATCATGACCACGGTGGACTTCCGGCAGCCGGTGGATGAGCAGAGACTGCTGGACTTTGACAAGATCCTGCGGCAGTACAAGGCCGGTAAGAAGAGGCTGGAGAGCCGCGTGGTGGCGGCAGAAAACTGGTGGAAGCTCCGCAACGAGGCGGAGGCGAGAAAACACAAGGGCATCGGCTGGGATGAGAGCTTCCGGGCAAAGTCTGCCTGGCTGCACAATGTCATCGTCTCCAAGCACGCCGACGCGATGGAGAACTACCCGGAGCCGCTGGTCCTGCCGCGAGAGCCGGACGACCGGCAGCAGGCAAAGCTTCTTTCCTCGGTGCTGCCGGTGGTATTGGAGCAGGCCAAATTTGAGAAGGTCTACGACGAAAACGCCTGGCAGAAGCTCAAGACCGGGACGGGCGTATACAAGATCACCTGGGACCCGGACAAGCTCAACGGCCTCGGCGACATCGACATCAAGCGCGTGGATCTGCTGTCGATCTTCTGGGAGCCGGGCGTAACCGATATCCAGAAGAGCCGCTATCTCTTTCACTGTGAGCTTTGGGACAATGAGGCACTGGAGAGCATGTACCCGCAGCTCGACGGCAAGCTCAAGGGCAACAAGCAGACGCTGACCCGCTTTGTGTATGACGATAGCGTGAGCACCGACGGCAAGAGCCTCGTGATCGACGTGTACTACAAGATCCGGCAGAACGGGCGGACGGTGCTGCATTACTGCAAGTACGTTAACGATGTGGTGCTGGCGAGCACGGAAAACGAGCAGGCGCAGATGGAGACGGAGCGCGCGCAGAAGACCGACGAGCTGGACCAGGTGGCGCAGGAGCTGTCCGCGCACGGCATCAACCCGGTGGAGGGCATCGGCGGCAGTATGCAGGATCTGATGCAGGAGCCGCAGCATGTGGGCCTATACGATCACGGGCTGTATCCCTTTGTGTTTGATCCGCTGTGGCCGATTGAGGGGAGCCCCTGCGGCTACGGCTATGTGGACATCAGCATGAACCCACAGATCCAGCTTGACCTTCTCGACACGGCCTTCCTTAGAAACGCCATGAACGGCGCAAATCCGCGCTATTTCCGCCGGGCGGGCAGCAGCATAAATGAAGATCAGTTCCGCGACGTGACGCAGCCCTTTGTTGATGTGTCCGGCTCGCTGGACGACACCGGCATCCGACCCATCGACTACAACGCCCTGGCGGGCAACTACCTGGGATTTTACCAGAACAAGGTTGCAGAGCTCCGAGAGACAAGCGGAAACACGGAGAGCAGCAACGGAGTCTCCACCTCCGGCGTGACGGCGGCCTCCGCCATCGCGGCCCTGCAGGAGGCCAGCGGAAAGACCAGCCGCGACGCGGTGCGTGCAAGCTACAGGGCCTTTCAGGACATCACGGAGATGCTCATAGAGCTGATCCGCCAGTTCTACGACATGCCGCGGCAGTTCCGCATTGTGGGCGAGAACGGGCAGATCGAGTTTGCCAGCATGGATAACTCCGGGATGCTGCCGCAGAGCCTCGGCATCGGCACAGAGCAGATCGGATACCGCCTGCCGGTGTTCGATGTCAAAATCAAGGTCCAGAAGCGCAACGCCTACACCAGAGCCAGCCAGAACGAGCTTGCGCTGCAGCTCTTTAACATGGGCTTTTTCAATCCGCAGGCGACGACACCGGCCTTGAGCTGCCTGGAGATGATGGACTTTGAGGGAAAGGACGAGGTGACGCAGCGGATCGCGCAGAACGGGACGCTATATGAGCAGCTCATGCAGATGACGCAGATCGCGGCGACGCTGGTGCAGCGCTACGAGCCGGAAAACATGGAGATGTTCGCCCAGATGGTGCCGGGGCTGGCGCCAGCGGGCGGCGTATCCCAGGAGGCAGCGCAGGCACCGAAACTCGGGGAGACCAGCGGTGAGAGCAATGTTACGCGAAAGGCCCGCGAGCAGGCCAGCAAGACGACGGAGGCGGCACGATGACGAGAGTGATCTATGAGCCTGAGAATTTTCGGCTTTGCATCTATGGGCACGCAGGAGCCGCAGAGCGCGGCAAAGACATCGTGTGTGCGGGAGCCTCAGCCCTGGGCTTTACGCTGCTGGCTGCCGCGCTGGAGCGCGAGGATTACCACGCTGCATACCACATGGACGAGGCGGAGGGGCTTCTGGATACCAGATGCGAGCCGGAAGAGGCCGCGCGGGGGGATTGCCGATACCTCTTTGAGATCATCGCCGGGGGATTTGAGATGATGGCGACGAGCTACGCCGATAATCTGACGTTTGAAAGGAGTGAATTCTGATGATCATTAGAAACGGACACTCGGGCAAGACGGACGAAAACGGTTATCTGATTGAGGACTACTACGATCCGCCGAAGCAGACAAACTCGCCGTGGATGGCGAGCACTTACAAATTCAACCCGAATCCGACTGTCGCGAAGGTCCCCAGCCTCTATGAGAAGTACGCCGCGAGCAATCCCCAGGCGGCAAAGCCCACCTATGCCGGGACCTATGACAAGCAGATGACGGATCTATACAACCGGATCGTCAACCGGGACCCATTTTCCTACGACGTGACAAAGGACCCGCTGTATCAGGGATACAAGGATCAGTACATTCAGGGCGGCAAGCTTGCCATGCGCGACACGATGGGGCAGGCGGCAGCTCTCACGGGCGGCTATGCCTCCACCTACGGCCAGCAGGTGGGACAGCAGGCGTATGACGCCTATCTCCAGAAACTCGGCGACGTGATCCCGACGCTGTACGGGATGGCCTACGACCAGTACAAGGACGCAGGGGATCAGCTTCTCAAGCAGTACGGGATGCTCGGAGACATGCGGGACCAGGAGTACGGGCGTTATCGGGACCAGCTCGGAGACTGGGAAAACGAGCGCAACTACCGGGCCGCGCTGGAGCAGGAGGACTACAACAGGCAGCAGGCGGCAGAGGATCGCGCCTACAACCGCGAGGTGGACGCCTACAACCGCTGGCTCAACGAGGACAAGCGCAACTACGACCGGCAGCAGGACTCCTACGCCAACCTCTACGCTATGATCAAGACCAGCGGCTATTACCCGAGTGATGCAGAGCTGCAGGCCGCCGGCATGAGCCGCGAGGCAGCCAATGCCATTGCGGCAGAGTATCAGCGCGGCGTGGACATGGACAACAAAAACATGGAGCTCAAGGAATGGAGCACCTACAACAGCGGAAGCGGCGGAGGCGGAGGCGGCGGATCTTCCGGCGGTACGCGCAGCGGCGGCAGGACCGTCTATGACCCGCACTTCGGTCAGTACGTAACGTACTATGATACACCAACGATACCGTCAAGCGGCGATTATGAGCGCTTTATCCGCGATACAATGCAGCAGGAGCTCGGATATATGCCGACGGCTGGGGAGGTCGGCTGGAGCGACACGGCAAAAATGCTTGATACTCTTGGCATACAGAAGCAAACACCGTATTCGGGCGTCGCGAAGGAGAGCGCAGAGGACAAAAAGAACAAGTTCAAAGACAAGCAGGTGCGCGACAGGCTTTAAGGAGGTCTGAGAGATGGCAATAGACACAAGCCTCTATGTACAGAAAAAAATACCATCATACGAAGAGTACACAAAACGCAGATTGGCCGGAGAGAGCCATGAGCAGATTGTCGAGCAAACGGTTACGGAACGGGAGGCGTATCACAAAAGCCTCCCGTATGATTACCTTACCGGCAAAGAGTGGAGGAGTTTTGTCCATGACGAGCAGCAGCGCCGGTATGAGGAGGCCGTAAACGAGGTCACGCACGGGCGCGGGAACCGGTCCTATCTGCGGGAGGATATGCTGTCCGGCAGCTACAGGAATCAGCAGGCAATGGAGGCAGAGGCAAAACGCGAGGCCGAGGCGAAGCGCGAGAATGCCGGGAAAAGCGCCTGGGAAAGCTTCATCGGCATGATCGGGACCGGCGCGGCGGCGCAGTATGCACCGGCAAGCCAGAAGGTAGATTTCCTGAAGCAGAACGAGGAATACGCCAAAAGCTACCAGCAGGCAAACAGGGACCTCAAGGCGACAAATAACTGGGCGGGGCGTGACGCGCTTGTCCGGGAGTACCGGGAGCTGCAGAACAGGATCAACACGGACGAGCGGAGGCTTGAGCGCGGCGGCCCCGGCGATGCTGCCCAGCTCCAGAAGAACAAGCAGCGCCTGGAGGAGATCCGCAGGGAGCTTGAGACGAAGGACAAGGCGGCCGGGAACGGCCCGCAGTCCTACAGCACGGCAGACAGGCTTGACAGCGTTGTTGGCGGTGCCGTGAAGAACATCGGCGGCAGCCTCACCAGCGCAGCGGTCACGGCGGCGGATGCCGTCAGCAGGGCGAGGGAGAACAGGAAGATCATGTCGGACTTCCTCAAAAACCCGGAGACGCCTGTGGACCCGCAGCAGTTTCGGGATGTGCAGAGCGCGGCATACCGGAGCGAGGAGAGCCAGCAGAAGTGGGACAGCGTATACCAGATGGCGCAGACGCTGAGCGACGACGCGGCGGCAGAGCTGGAGCGTGCAAAGGGCGGCCTCGGCTTTATCGGGCAGGCTGGTGTTGACATCGGCGAGAACATCATTGAGATGGGATTTGACGCGGCTGTCGGCGCCCTCACCGGCGGCAGTGCCCTTGTCCCCATGTTTGCCCGCGTCTTCGGCCAGGGGGCGCAGGAGGCTCGAAACGCAGGCGCTACGCTTGACCAGCAGATCGGCTATGGCCTCACGTCAGCCATGATCGAAGTGGCGACGGAAAAGATGTTCGACGGTGTGGCGCGGATCTACGGCGCGGGCGCTGCGGACGAGATCACAGAGCGCGTGATCGGCAGGCTTGCCCAGAGCGACACCGGGCGCAGTTTCCTGCGGCTGATTGCCAGTGGCGTCGGAGAGGGCGCCGAGGAAGTGGTCAGCGACCTCCTGTCCCCGCTGGCGGAAGCCATCTACAAGGACCAGAGCGTTGGGGAGCTTTACAGCGAGCTCAACCCGGCGGATGTTGTGTACAGCTTCTTCATTGGCGCGGCCATCGGTACGCTTGGCGGCGGCGCAAGCTATCTCAATGGGCAGAACGCGGCGAAAAACGCAGAGCTGCGGGACGTTGACGCTCAGAGAGCGGAGCAGCGGGCCATGCGGCAGGCAGGATACGGTAGCGTGAGCAATCAGGTGGACGCGGCGTGGGACGTTCTCTCCGGGCGCGTGACGCCTGAGCAGCAGCAGAGCCGCACCGTGCAGGCGCAGGAGACCATAGGGCTGACGCCGGAGCAGGCGCGCACCGTGGAGCAGTACCAGAACGCGCCGCAGGAGGTGCGGGAAAAGGCGGCGGCGAGCGCCAACACCGCGGCGCTGCTGACCTCTACGTTTACGGCCAGCGGGATCGAGCTGAACGAGACGGAGCAGGAGACATTGACGCGGCTTGCCCAGGAGGGCGAGGCGGGGACAAAGGACACCGTGCTCGGGATGCGGGACGCCTACCGGCTCGGGCAGCAGGGCAAGACGCTGGAGGAGACCACGCTTGCCGTGGAGGAGCGCGGGCTGACGCCGACGCAGATCTCCCGCGCGTGGGGCTTCGGCGCGAGCGTACAGACGGCGGAGAGCGGCACGGCGGATGTCAGCACCGAGGAGGGCAAGACGCGCCTACAGGCCGCGCTCGCGGCCCTGGGGCAGCATACGGAGGCAGCGGCGAAAGCCTACGAGGCGCGGCAGGACGTGGGGCGCTATGCGGCGGCCATGCAGAAAGCGGCATACCTCTACGCGGCAAACGGCGCGGATCTTGCCAAGATCGTGCAGGACGCGCGGGACGGGAAGACCGCCGATATCGTTGGCTACCTCACGGACGAGCAGGTGAAGCTTGCCCAGCAGATCGGCCAGGAGCAGCGGCAGCAGGTGCGCGAGGCGGAGAGAGCCATGAGCAAGAGCAGGGCGGCACTCCGGCAGCAGGCGGCGGCGATCACCGCCGGGCAGACCGTGACGGCGCAGGCCCTCGCGGAGACGGACACGGCCATTGATGTTGCCAACCGGGCAAGCCAGCGCGCCGTCAACGCCATCAACCAGACCGTGGAGCGGCTGGAGGCGATGGTAAAGGCCAATCCCAACGCCGAGAACACCGAGGCGTACCGGCAGGCCTATGACGAGGCCATGCAGAACAAAAAGAAGGTTGAAGACCTCCAGAAGACCGTGCGGGAGCTGCGGCGGCGGAAGGCGGAGATGGAGGGCAAGAAGACCATCAAGCGCAAGAAGGGCACGATCTCCTATGCCGGCGGCACGGTGGAGGGCAAGCACTACGACGGCGTGGACCCTGAAAAGCTCACCCGGCAGCAGAAAAAGGTCGCCGCAATGGTGGAGAGCCTTGCCGACGCCGTAAACCTGGACTATGTGTTCATCAGCGCAGAGCCCGGCATGGGCGGCGCTTACGTCAAGGGCGGCACGGTGTATGTGAACATCAACGCCGGCATGGGCGTGGACGGTTTCAGCCAGACAATGGCGGCGGCATCCCTCTCCCATGAGCTGACGCACTGGATGCAGGACTACGCGCCGGAGCAGTACCGCGAGCTCAAGGACTTCATCATCTCCGAGATCCTGAAAGCCGATCCACAAGAGCTGCGGCGCCTGGTGGAGCAGCAGCGACGCTGGGAGCAGGGGCGAAGCCTGAGCTATGAGAAGGCGCTTGACGAAGTGGTGGCCAACGCCTGCCAGACGATGCTGCTGGACAGCAAGGCAATCACCAAGCTCGCCCGCCAGAACATGAACCTTGCCGCAAGGATCGCGGACTACATTGAGGACTGGACGAACAAGATCAAGGAAGCCTTTGCCGAGGTGGACACCACGCAGGGCGCGATTTATGATTCCCTGCGCGCCGTGGAGGGCAGCCTTGAGCACATTCAGGAGCTGTGGGACAACGGCATCGAGGCGGCAGCAGCCAACTACAACGCGGAGAAGACCGTGCGGGCGGCAAGCGCCGAGGAAAGCTCGGCAGTTGAAAACGCCGCCCCGGAAAGCAAGACCAAAATGCAGTACATCGGGGAGTCTGCCGAGACAGCGGACAAGGACGCGCTTGCACTTGCACGGCAGCTTGACAAGCAGGGCGTGGACAATGAGGCTATCCGTCAGCAGACCGGGTGGTTCCGCGGCATGGACGGCAAGTGGCGGTATGAGATTCCGGGAAACCGGATGGAATATCACAGCGCCGGGGATGCGAGATTCCGGCAAGATCACCCGGAGTATTCCGAGTATATGGATCTTGTATATAAGATGCTTACCGGGGAATTGACCGAGGCCGAGGAAAAGCGCGTTGCAGAGCTTGATGAAATTTGGGGAAGAGAGATCGGCAGGCTGTCAGAAATTGTTCAGCGCGGAAACGCTACACTTGACATGATCCTGAAATATGATGAACTGTTTCAGGCATACCCGGAGTTACGGAAAGTGCGCGTAGCATTTGACAATCTTGCAGACGGCGCAAACGCCTATTACGAACGAAGCTCCAATAAAATAGTTCTGGACAATGAGCTGAAAAATGATGATTTCAGAGTAAAAAAGACCCTTGCACATGAAATTCAGCACGCGATTCAGGACATTGAAGGATTTACACCAGGCTCAAGCCCAGCGCAATGGGCAGGGAAACAGGCACATCTTGACCGCCAGATCAGAAATTATGAGGAATTTTTGCAAAACGCACGGGATAAAATCGGAGTGAAGGACTTTGTGCAAAAGAGCCTTGAAATGGTCAGAAACGGCGAAAGAACCATGACGGAGCATTGGAAGGCGCTTGGCGAGTTTGAAAATTCTTCCGAAGAGGCAGGCAAAATCCAGTATTTCGAAGAAGAGCTGAACCGGCTCAGGAATGAGCGTGCAAAGCTTGATGAAAGAAGCCAGACTGACCTTTATTACAATACAGCCGGGGAGATAGAGGCGCGTGACGCGGCTTTCAGGAGCACGTTTGTCAATGACAGCCAGTACAAGGGCATCAAGCCGAACCTCGGCGACGAGAACACTGTCTTTGCAGAAGAAGCACAGTTCCAGCGTTGGGATGATATTTCGACAACAACAAGCCCGGAAGGGATTATCCCCATCAACGATGTTACAGACAGTGAAAAGTTCAAGTATCTTGTGGGCGAGTTCAAAAAGAACGGTTACAACGGAAGGCCGATAGTTGCCATAGGGTCAGAGGGAGACGCAAGAGCAATTACAGGCTCACATCGCCTGTATGCAGCAAAAGAGGCTGGAATTGATATACCCGTTGTTTTCATCGAGTACGACCCGGATAATCCGCTGATCAGCGAACTTTCCGAAGCAGGAGATGAAGACAGAACGCGCACGGCAAAGGAACTTCTTGACGAGGGAACCATAAGCCAGGATGTTTATGACCTCATTGCAAGAGAAGACGAGCTCAACTGGGAGAATTACGATGTCCCGTATGACCAGCAGATCAGATATCAGCGCTGGGACAACACGGACGGGGACACGGCGGCGGAGGCGAACGGTCGGGAGCAGGCTTACGCCCAGATCGAGAGCGAAAACGCCGTGCTCAAGGAGACCGTGGCGGCGCTGCGGAAGCTGACCGACAAGCAGATCGGCACGATTGCCAAGCTCCAGAAGCGTTTGCAGATCACCAAGACGCCGGAGGTGCGCGAGAACGACGCAAAGCGGATGGCCGGGCGGCTTGTGCGCGAGTACGGCAGCCGGGCGGACCGGGAGCGGATCGCCGGGGAGCTCAAGGCCCTTGGAGACTACATCCTCCAGACCGACGCGGCACAGCTCAGTGAGGACGAGATCAAGAACCGGGCGCGGCAGATCGCGTCCGAGATCCTTGACGATGCGCGGGAGCAGTACGCCATCGAGGACGAGAACCTTGCCGGGATCGCCAAGAGCATCAAGGGCAAGAAGCTCACCATTGACCCGGCCTTCCTCGGAGAGCTGGACCAAGCGGGCGGCTTTGACGCCCTGAGAAAGCGCAACTTCGGCCTGTTCACCCTTGCAAAGGCCGACAGCCAGAGCATCGACCGGAGCGAATACACCAGTGTGAGCCAGTTCTACAGCGACCTGCAGAGCGAGTACGGCAAGGGATACTTCCCAGATCTCGCCAATGAGGGCGAGGAGCTGCTTGCCATCGCGGAAAACGCGCGGGCGGCGGCACCGATGGAGATCAATCCCTTTGAGCAGTACATGGGCGAGGCCGTGGAGCACCTGAGCAATCAGATCGCTATGGACGCCCTGGGCGGCGTGCTGCGGGAAGAAGCGCCCAAGTACGCAGACGTGGAGTACCGCAAGGAGAAGAGCCGGAATGCAGAGCTGAATGAGCACATCAAGAAGCTTGCGGAGGAGAACAAGATCACCAGGGAAGAGGCCGGCCGGCTGTGGAGCCAGGTGCAGGAGCTCGCAACGAAGCTTGACCATGCGGAAATGCAATATGCGGCTCTGCAAAAAGCGGCGGAGGACCGGATCTGGCAGGTGCGCGCCGAGGGGATTGCCAGACAGGTCGAAATCAAATCCCGCGAGCGCGAGAGGGCGGCAAAGAAGATCCAGAAGCTCAAGGAGCACTATGCCGAGATGCGGCAGAATGCGCGGGAGAGACGGGAGAACACCGGCACCCGGCGCAAGATCCGCCGGCTCATTGACCAGCTCAACAACCGGCTCAAGCACCCGACCGAGACAAAGCATGTGCCGCGCGAGCTGATGCAGATCACGCTGGACGTGCTGGAGATGATCGACCTTGACACGGGGCGCGGCAGCATAACGGTAGCTGATAAGATTGCAAAGATCCGCAGCCTGTATGAGAGCTACAAGACAAATCCGACGTATCAGATCGCGTATGACGACGTGACGGCGAACATGCTTGACCAGCTCTCCCAGACCATTCAGGGGACAAGGCTGCAGGACATGAACGAAAGCCAGCTCCGGGCCGTATATGAAGCGCTCAAGAGTTTGACCCATGTGATCGACACGTCGGTCAAGGTGAAGATCGGCAGCGAAGAGCGAGACGCTTTTGAGCTTTCCCGCGAGATGACGCGAGAGACGCGGGGCGTACCGAAAGCGCAACGCGGATGGCTGCGCGAGAAGCTGATCCCGGCGCACCTTCGGGCAGACGTGGCATTCCGGCGGTTTGCCGGATTCAAGAAAAATTCTGCCTGGGAGACGATGGCAAAGCTGCTCAACGATGGGCAACTCAAGGAAACGCGCCTGCGGATGGAGCTGAGCAGGCCATTTGAGAAGATCTTCAGCGACCAGAAAGCGCTTGCTGACTTCACCGGCGTCAATACTCTCGGCAAGCTTGACAAGAGCAAGCTTGTTGACATCGGGCTTAAGGACGCGGACGGCAACACCATCCTTGTCACGCATGACATCATGGTAGGCCTCTACATGGACCTGCTGAACGAGGACAACAGGCGTCACTTCATCAACGGCGGAAAGACCATTCCGAACCTTGAGGACTACTACGACGGGAACAGCGCATGGGGCGCAGGCGCGCAGCGCTCGGCCGGGATCGCGGAGAGACTGAGCGAGCTGAACCGCCAGTATGACGAGGCGCAGAGGACCTATAACGGGTCCTGGGCGGACGATCTCAAGGCGCAGATTGACGCGCTCAAGAGCGAGGGCGAGGAATACGCCGACAAGGTGCAGGCAGCAATTGAGGCGGCAATGACGGACTATGACCGGGCATGGGTGGATGCCTGCCAGCAGCTCATGGACGTGGACAGCAAGCGAGAGCTCAACCGGACAACGATGGACGTTTACGGGATCGAAAAGGCAAGCGTTCCGAACTACTGGCCGATCACCAGCGACCCGGACTTCCTGTCTAAACCGATGGAGACGGTCGTGCAGGACATGAGCCTTGAAAACGTGGGATTCATGAAAGAGCGTATCAAGGGCGCGAATCCGTCCCTTGCGCTTGGCACCGTGCAGACCGTGACGCGGCAGATCGACCGGGTATCCCACTACTGCGGGATGATGCCAGCGGTGCGAAGCTTCGGGAAGGTGTGGAACAAGACGGAGGCCGGATATGCCGACAGCATCAAAAAGGCGACGCGCGAGGTGTTCCAGAAGTCCGGCGTGGACTACGTGGAAAACCTGATCGCAGATCTGAACGGCGGGCGGCAGGCAAGCCGCGACGCGCTGGGCCTTTCGGCAGCGCTCGGCAAACTGCGCGGAAACCTGGCGCAGACAACGCTGACGCTGAATGTGCGCGTAGCACTGGCGCAGGCGGCGTCTTATCCGACGGCAGCGGCAGAACTCGGCTGGGGTCCGCTGGCAAAGGCGCTGGCAAGAGGCGGCAAGGACGGGCGGATCGTCAGCCGCGCAGACACGGAGCTGATTGCCAGATACTCCCCGCTGCTCTATCACCGTATGCAGGGCTATTCCAGCCCGGAGCTTGGCGACATCCAGAGCAGCAACAGGCTTTCAAGCCGGATCTGGCGAAAGGCGAGATGGGCGACCGGATGGATCCAGGCCGTTGACGGCGCTACCGTCGGGCGGCTCTGGTACGCGGCGGAATACTGGGTGCAGGAGAACAAGCCAACGCTCCAGAAGGGAACAGACGCCTATTACGAGGCTGTGGCGGAGAAGTTCAACGCAGTAGTCGAGAAGACGCAGCCGAACTACACGACGATGCAGCGGGCGGCAATCCTGCGAGACCCGGACAACCTTGTAAAGACCTTTACCATGTTCATGACACAGCGGCTCCAAAACTACAATATCCTTTATGACGCAACTGCAAGCTATCAGAAGGCACGGGCGGACCTTGCAAACGGGCAGAACGGTGTCACAGAGGACGACGTAAAGGAAGCGCGGCAGAACATGGCGCGGGCCGTGACAAGCCAGCTTGCGCAGGCGGCGGTGTACGTGGGATTCAAGTTACTCGCGGACGCGCTGCTGCACAACATGAAGAAGTACCGCGACAAGGATACCGGGGACTTCACGCCGGAGTCCGTGAGCCTTGCGGTGCTGGACGCCTATCTTGACGCCTGGATGGGCATCAACATCTTCGGCAGCGAGCTTTACGGCATCGTGAAGGCTGCAACAGGTGTGTCAAAGTGGTACGGGCTCTCCGTCAGCGGTGTTGACTCCGTAAATGACCTGATCGAAAACATGTTAGGCCTTATACAAGCGGACTGGAGCAGCGAAGAGGGCCGCAAGAAGGCATACGCAAAGCTTTTGAAGGCTGGGGAGAGCCTTGCACAGGCAATGGGAATCCCGCTGACCAACGGCATCAAGCTCGGGCAGGCTGTATATTACCGGATCGTGGACATGGCGGACGGCAACCCGTTTGGATTTGATGCCGGATATGAGCGCACGAAGAAGCAGGCGCAGGCAAAGGCAGCCGTTGACGCGGGGGTTCCGAAGGGCCTGTACATTGACACGATCAAGGAAGCGAACACGAACGGCGGCACTCTTGCCCAGGACGAGCTTGGCACATATCTCCGGGAAGCACTGCCCGCCGGGAAGCTCACCGAGGATCAGGCAGACATCATCTGGAGCGTCCAGGGATGGAGCACGGACCGCGCCGGATGGAACGCAAAGGCCGAGAAGAAGGAGGCAAAGGCGCAGTGGCAGGACGTGCTTGACGCGGCGGATGCTGCCGGGGACAGCAACGGATCATTGAAGCAGGAGGAGCTTGCATCCTATCTGACGAGCGAGATCAGCGCCGGGCGGCTCACCGAGGCCGAGGCGGAGGAAGCCTGGAAGGCGGCCGGGCCGACGTGGAAGAAGAGCTACGCCGAGTACGTGAGGGGCAAATAAGGCCCGCAAAAAAATCTTTTAAGGGTTGGTGTAATTTGCACCAGCCCTTTTTTATTATGGGGGCAGACATAAAAGGTTCGTCCCCTTAACCGGACGTGAAAGGAGTTAGTTTATGTCAAAAAGCAGAGTTTTTCCCTTTATTTTCTGCCTGCAGTATTTCGCGGACGGCGGCGCTTCCGGAGGCGACGGCGGCGAGGGTGCAGGAGCAGCAGCGGGCGAGAATGCCGCCGACGCCGGGCGGGACAATCTGGAGACGCTGGGGGTTCCCCGTGAGTACGCGGAGAGACACCGGCAGCGCATGGAGAAGCGGAAGGGCAAGCAGCCCACCGCACAGGCACCGGCAGCAGCACCCGCGCAGGCGGGAGCGCAGGCCGCGGAGGAAGCGCCGAAGGGCGTGAGCTGGGACGAGTTCTTCAGCGATCAGGGCAACAAGGACAGACTCCAGCAGATGATGGCGGAGCGCGGGAAGAGCGCGACGGAGGCCAAGCAGGCAGCGAACGCACAGCTTGAGAAGCTGGGGCCGG